CGATGGGTTCATCCCAATTGTGTTGCCACAGGAGTGTCCTCTTCAGTCCCTTCTTCTTCAGGGATTCCGCAAAGGCACCGTTCTCAACCACATCCCCTCCCAGATCCACGTTGCCGTAGTTCGAGAGGATCCCGGAGAATGTACCTTCGGGAGTATTCTCGTCATCAACCGCTTTTATCTCGATTGACAGTTCTGACTGCTTTGTCATGTGTTTTCGATTGTCTGCACGATATTAATATAAGGATAGACCAAAAGGTCAGGTGTACCGGTACGTCGGGAAGCATCTGCAGTTGACGATGTTCCCTGCCGATGCACCGTAGGAGGAGTCCCCGGGAACGGGCATCCTGTCATACCCACCGTCCCTGTTCGGTACGAAGAACGTGGAACCCTCGTCGAATGGATGTGTCTCCCCGTTCATGAAGATATGCGATTCCCTCGTGCGCTCGTCCACGATAGCGTTCCACACCACGACCTTGTCACGTCCGGTGTCGGAGACCTTCATCGATTCGTTGATGGATATGTTGGTGGCTGATGCCGACTCCGTCCTCGCGATGACGTATGCCCTCGAGGGTGCCGTGACGGAGAAGTACGGACGGATCACGCGGTGGAACTCCGCAGTGGTGGAGGACTCCAAGAGCATCTGCCCGAGTGCCTTGGATGTGGTGGTGTTGATGTACCGGATATGGGTGGCGATGTAGCGCGACACCCAATCCAATGTCCTCAACCTGTAGACGAGCGTATCTGTGTCCTCCGCGGTCGCCATCTTGACGAGTGTCTCGTCCTTGACCATCGGAAGGATGTCCTCGGTGGTGTCCATGTAGACCGTCTTGAACATCCTCTCGAGGTAAGGGTTCTGGTGTTCTATGATCCCGGAGAGATCTGCGAGGGAAGGCAGGTCCTCGAGGGACAGGATCTCGTTCTCCAATGCCCGGAAGGACCTCTTCATGTTGTAGTTGATGGTGCGCTCGTGCTTTACCCGGATCCTCTCCAATGCCCTCGCCACTGCGGTGAGTTTCGCCTTGGTGTAGATGCCGTCCTCTATGACGGAGATCATGAGCGGTCATCCGGATCGATGGTAGGGACGGGTGCGGTCACTTCGCTTAGAGGGATGTTGCCCATGGGTTGCAGGATCACGTCACCGTCCGGTACCGGGTCGTAGGACAGGAGTTCCCTCTTCTCGTTGATGGTCAGGTAGTTCGCGTTGGCGACCGCACTGATGGTCTCGTTCCTGTCGCCCTTGAGCGCATCTATCTGCGATACGTCGAACCCGATGTAGTCAACGTCCTTGTAGTAGGGACACAGACCGTGGGTGAGTTTGTCGTACAGATCCGTGGCGAGAGGCATCACGGTCTGTTCCGCAAAGATCTTCTTGGCTTCGCTCGTGGAAGCATACGTCTTGTTGACGTTGTCGTTCAGGAGTTCGGATGCGACACCGAGGACGATCTCTATCTCTCTCGCGTTGACACCCACTCCGACGTTGAACTCCATGTCGGTTGCCGAGAACCCGACCGGTTGCGCATCCTTGCCACCGTCGAGGACCATGACCTTGCCGGTGTTCTCCGCTCCGGAGTAACCGACCTCGAGGTTGGTCTTGAGGCGGTTGAACTCCTCCACGGTGAGTTCGTCCGGCACCAGCAGTTTGAGTGACGGTTTCGCACCGTTCTGCATCATGGACTTGTTCCACTGTCTCGCACTGTTCTGTTGCGCGATGGATAGCGATGCCGGTACCAAGGGTGACGTTCCGAGTACGGGGTCGTCCGATGCGAATGTATGAATGTGGATGAGGTCCCCGGGATCGAGTACGAGCATCCCGTCTCCCTTGTTGACGTGCCATTCGAGTACAGGGTCGAATATGTTATTCGAGGGTATGTAGGTCACTTTGTCCGGTGGGATGCACCATATCTCCTGTATTCCGGTGACGGTCTTGATGGGGTATAAGAACGCATTACCGTTGATGGCGAGATAACTCTCGACCTCGTAGACGATGTCCTTCCACGACTGACGTGGATTGGGTCTCTTCAGGAGTCTGTATAGCGGGTGGTTCCTGTCCTCAATCACGTTCCCCTTCATGTCGTAGATGATCGGGTCTATGGACGAGACCGACTGCGCTCTGATGTCGATTGCCCTGTAAACGTAGGGGTTGACATCGTAACCGTTCTTCGTCTGTGTAGCGTATGAATCGTTGATGGCACCGGTATCTCCGCGATTGAACAACTCCGCGAGACCGCCCATGCTCTTCTTCTCCCCCTCGGAGGGTTGGGACTTCTTAAAACGTGACAATATGCCCATGAGAGTGACCTCTGATGTAAATTCGATGGTCTGTTGATTATTAATATAAGGATTGAGGGTCACCACATCCACACGTTGGTCGATGTGAGACGGTGGGTGAGGGAATGATACGCTCCGGAACAGGCATCCACCTGATCGTCGTGGGAACCCAATGGGAACTCGCACATCTCGTCCACCAATGCCCTGTTCCACGGTGAACGGACTATGAACACGTTACCGCACTCCATCGCGGAGGCGAGAGGTTCCGCCCTGATGGTCTTGGAACCGGTGACCTTGTCCGCCTTGAAGTTGAAACCCGCGAGGATCCTCCTCGAATAGAGGTCGATGATCTCGACACCGGAGGACCCCGGTTCCTGCTCCATCCGGATCTTCACGTTGATGCCGTCCCTCTGCGCGGTGGTGCGTATGAGGTCCTGCTTCTCTGCCGGTGACCCCTGTATGCGTTGGATGTCCTCGATGCAGTACTGTCCCTGATACTCCGCCATCAGGCACCCCACCGTCCAATCGCCTCCTCCGTGGGTGGATGCGTTGTCCCAATAGCGGACACGGTTCGCCTCCGGTGGGAACACGTCCCCGTAGCGGATGTGTTCGCGTTTGAATATGCCTCCGGTGGTCGGGAGCGGTCTTCCCTGATAGAGCGCATTGAACGTCCTCTCCCCCATGGACTCGCGCATCTTGGTCAGCACCGGAAGAGGGAACCTCTCCTCCCACAGTGGCATCCCGTCGTCATTGATCGCGGGGAGGTTCAGAACATCCCAATTCTCCGCATCGTCGTTCAGGATCCTTCCGCAGACATCGTCGTAATGCCACCTCGTCATGACGAGGATGATGTGTCCCGCAGGGGATAGACGTGTCAGTGCGACCGACTGATACCACTCGTAAGTCTTGTCCCTCATGACCTGACTGTCGGCATCTTGGAACGATGCGACGGGATCGTCGAGGATGAAAAGCGATGCACCGGAACCTGTGACCGAGGACCCGATCCCTCTCGCGAGGAGGGACGGACGGTGGTTCTGCTTGCCGGAGAGCATGAACTCGTCCACAGAATCCACGTCGAATGACTGCTCACCGAAGATCCTCCGGTGGGTGTCGTTCTCGAACATCATCCTGCAGGAGCGGGACATCTTCCTCGCCTGTGTCTGATTGTACGATGCGATGATGACCTCTTCCTGCGGGTGGTTCGACAGGTACCATGCCGGCAGACACTCGGAGATGATCGTGGACTTCATGTGTCTCGGTGGCATCGAGATCATGAGTCCCTTCTTCTCGGACTGCCCGAGGAATGCCTCCACGGTGTCGCAGATCGTGTGTATGTGCTTACCGTCGACCCATCCGGGGTTGCGCATGATCGTCTCCCGGACGTAGTCGTAAAGGTGGAACTTGGCATTGGCGAGTCGGGTTATCTCCTTGCGGAGAAGATCCCGGGTCTCATTGTCCGCCTGTATCATTTATCTCCCCGGCAATCTTCAACATATCCTCGAGGGACATATCCTTCACCTGTTCCCGGGTGACGATGCCCACCTTCGCGGACACCTCCGCAGTGACCTCCTGCGAGTCCTTCTGCCCAAGGTAGTTCTTCCCGAGGAAGATCGCCATAGCGGAGGATCCCTTCTTCATGATCTTGACCTGCGATGCCCGGATGGATGCGATAAACGACGATTTGCCTTTAGAGTAGGCATCCTCAAATAACGGTTTGTTCGTTTCATTCGTTAATGTGTTCAATGCCACACCGACGTTGAATGCGATCTCCTCCTTGGTGCATCCGTAACCGGCAAGGGTCTCGATGTACCGCGCACCGTCCTCCGTGAGTATCAGTGCCGGTTTGCCCGCCTTCCCGGTCTTCTTCTTGATGCACACCGTAATTTCTTTACGGACACCGTTGTCGGTGATGACCTTCCCGATGGGTTCGATCTTCTCCGTTGCCTTGCTCATGACGATACCAACTCCGCCTTCTTCCCGGTGAGGTTCTCCCACCTCTTAATGATGACATCGCAGTAGTGCGGGTCGAGTTCCATCATGCAACACTTCCTGCCGGTCTGCTCCGAGGCGATGATGGTCGTTCCGGATCCACCGAACAGGTCCAAGACCGTATCTCCCCTGTTGGAACTGTTGACTATTGCCCTTGCGACGAGTTCCACCGGTTTCATGGTGGGGTGTTCTTCCGACACCTTCGGTCTTGCT